ACTGGAACTGGAACTGTTACTGGAACTGGAACTGTTACTGGAACTGGAACTGTTATATCCCCTAACGGGGATATATATAATAACGCTGCCCCCGCCGCCGTTGACGTAGAACTTTCAAAAATCGTCCAGCATTATCAGCAGGCCGTCGGAGACTTCCCACGCTCTGCGCTGGACAAGCTGCAGAAGTGGAGGCAGGAGTACAGCACAGAGATGATCTTGCTGGCGATTGACAAAGCCACAGAAGCCGGAAAGCGCTCGTGGAACTACATCAACGGCATATTGTCCGGCTGGAAACGGGACGGCCTGCGCATACCGGGGGATGTGGAAGCAAACGAACAAAGCCGACAAGCAAGACCTCGAGGCAAGCAGCCAACCGAGACCGTAGACGACCAGCTTGCCCGGGTACTGGCGAAGATGGACAGAGAAAGAGGGTTTGAGACATGACGCGGGAAGACGTGGCAAAGCTGATCCGAATGAATTTTGTGCTGTACAAACTGGGTTCCAGGCCTCTGACCGATGAGGAGATGCAGACCACCATCGATGTGTGGACGTACCAGTTTGGCGACTATGACGGCGATACTGTCAAGCGGGCTTTTCTGGCGGCAAACCGGGTATGCGTTTATCCGGTCACTGTGGCCGATATCTTCAAGCAGCTTTCCCAGTGTCTTGACCCGTACGCTGAATGGGAAGCTCTGGCTGTAGCGGCACGCAAGGCACAGACATTTTTGAGCTGGCGCAAGTTCCCGATGGTGACCGGCATTGACGAAAAGGGCGGACTGCTGCGTAGTGACGGACAGAAAGAACTGCAAGCCCTGTATGACCAACTCCCCCCGGCGGCAAAATCCTATGCCGGGAGCGTTGTAGGGCTTGCAGAGCTGGCTGAAATGCCGGACCTTACATACCGCCGTGCCGAATTTTTGAAGCAGGCGCAGGCCGATATCACCACTGCCCCCCGTGAAGCTGCAAGGCTGCGGGCGAGCGAGCCGACAAGGAAGGAGATTGAAAAATGAGCGATAAAAGATTGATTGACGCGAACGCTTTGCACAAGCGCATTGAAATGAACCTTCGTGCAAGCAATCCGTTCACTATTGAAGAATGCTGCTATAAGGATGCCCTGAACAGCGTGGACGAGGCTCCCACCATCGACCCGGAAACACTGCAGCCGACATGGCGCGACCCTGACAAGAATCCCCCGAAAGTCGAAGAAGATGTGCTGATTCTGTTTGAAACCGCCAGCGGTGGATATGGGATTACGACGGCTAACTACGAAGATGGCACAGTCTTGTCCCAAAAGAGCGCTTTCTACTGGGAAGAAATTTCCGAGTGGGGAACCTACGATGAAGAAAGCGATGATTACTTTATTCCTAAAGGCTGGTGGGAATATCGTTATTTCAACCAGGATGACATTTACGATAACCGTGTAGATGCTCACGTGGTTGGCTGGATGCCGCTGCCGCCGAAGGAGATTACAAAATGAGCGAATTTATCGACCGCGAAAAAGCCATCGCAAACATCAAAGCGGCATATTGCTGTGGCTGCGAAAATTACAACGGCGTAAGATGCCGCGCGTGTCAGATTATGGACGCGATGGATGTGCTGGAAGACGAACCGGCAGTGCCTGTGATTGACGCGAAATCCATAGAAAAGTACCTGACCGGCTGGAAAGACGGGCTGGACGAGAGCGAAAGTTTGGGGTACTTGTGCGCAATCAGGGAAAAGCAAACGGTTCAGGTGCTGAATACCATACTGAACCACATTGGTTACATGCTCAATGGTGACAGCGAGGTGCAGACCGATGGTAAAACTTGAACCCTGCTTTCACTGCCCCGACCGGCACCCGATCTGTCACGACAGCTGCCCGAAGTACGCAGAGTACAAGCGTCAGCTGAAGGAGCAACGTGCATACACAGAAGCCAAGCATGCGGCGGAACGCATCAGTAAGAACGCATTCAATCAGGAATTTTGGATGGGAGGAAGAAAGCGATGAAGGTATCGAGTATCACTGAAAAGAGAGACGTGGGCATGAAAGCTGTTTTGCTGAGCATCCGGCCTGAGTGGTGCAAGAAAATCGCAAACCTGCGGAAGACGGTTGAAATTCGCAAAACTGCGCCAAACCTTGAAGTGCCGTTCAAATGCTACATCTACTGCACAAAAGCTCCAAAGAAACTCATTACGATTTTCAGAGATGGCGAAGAATCGTATGGCGGAGAAATCTATCACGGAAAGACCAAGTTTATCACATGGGATGGAATTGGTGTGCATGATGATATAGACAGCGCCATGCAGATGGTTATTGGCGAGTTCGTCTGTGATAAAATCGAAAAGCTCGTCCACATCGGAACGATGATGGACATAAACGTTTTGACATTGGACGGGTGGTATAAACCAGCAGATGCACTGCTTCAAGCGGCTTGCATGACCAAAGCGGAGGCAGAAAAGTATCTCAAAGGCCGTGACGGCTGCGGCTGGCACATTTCCGACCTGAAAATTTATGACCGCCCACGACCGTTGAGCGATTTTACAAGGCTGCTGGCAACAAAATTTGTCTATGAGCCTGTAGAGATTCAGCGTCCACCGCAATCCTGGTTTTATGTGGAGGACGGTGAATGAAGATGACCCTCTACGGCGATCCGCGCACCAAGAAGAATTCCGCCCGCATCCTCAAAAGCCGCTCTGGCGGGCGCTTTGTGGCCCCTAGCAAGGCTTACGTGGATTATGAGACGGACTGCCTGCGGCAAATCAAAAGGCCGCGCAGCCCCATCTCTGCCCGCGTGAACGTGAGGAGCGTTTACTACATGAAGACCGCCCGCCGGGTCGATCTGGCAAATCTCATCGAGGCGACCACGGACATTCTGGTGAAAGCCCACGTGCTGGAGGACGACAACAGCAAGATCGTCGCCGCCCACGACGGCAGCCGGGTGGAGCTTGATCAGAAACAGCCACGGGTGGAAATCTGGATTGAAGAAATGGAGGAGTAAAATGAATATTTGGCTTGCTGCATTATATTCGCTTGGCATACTTGGCGCGAGCATGATTTTTTTTGCGTTTTGTTCGCGCTTTATTGAATGGGCGGTTGACAACGACCACATGGAAGTTTTTTGGCTGGCTACGTTCATCGTGTGCTTGATCGTGCTCACAATATACATTTACATCGAAGGAGGCACTGTATGACCCGCACATGGACACCTGAAAGTGATGCACCAAAGCCGGACAGAACCGATTACTGCGCCGTTAAGGCGTGGCTGAACCGCTACCGCGAAGCAGAGAAAAGATACTACTTGCTGTCTGACCGGCTGGCCGAAGCACAGGAGGCCACCCGGCACATCACCCAGAGCCTTAGCGCGGCCCCCGGCGGCAGCAAAGACGGTCAGAGCCTTGCCCGGGCGGTGGAACGTGAGGAGGAAGCGGAGCGCCGCGCTTATGAGCAAAGAGCGGTCTGCGACAGGCTGTTCCTCGAGATCAGAAACGCGCTCGCCCATATCCAGAACGAGAAAGCATACACGGTGCTGTACAAGTACTATCTCGATTGTCTCACGTGGGACAGGGTCGCAAAAGATATGAATTACTCTCTGCGCATGGTCTATGTCTTGCGGCGCAAAGCAATGGAGGAGCTGAGCCTTTAAAAACATTGCACTGTCATTACATTGCGGTTTCACTATCGCATGGTGTAAAATTGTATCATCGGAAAAGCCAAAAGGCAAACCGATGCACGCAGCCTCCGAAACGTGTCCCTTCTTGGCATTTTCCTCTTCCTCCTTTCAAGCTTGCAGGTTTTTGCTCTCCTTCACGTTTCGGAGGCTGCTTCTATGCGAGGTTTGGGAAGCCACATAACGGGGCTGGCAGTTTTGTGGAACGGTTCGACTCCGTAACCTCGCACCGTATGGCGCATGGACTAGACAACCCGCAAGGCCGCACGTGCAACCTCCCGTGACAAAAAAGGCCTTAGAATCCTTGCCAAGGTGTAGCTTTCCTGACAGGATGTGCGCCAACCAACAGCCCCGGCGGAGAACCGGAGCTGTTTTTATATGGCCGCCTGAGCGCAGTATGGAGCGTGGCGCGTGTGTGTAGACACGGCTGGTTCGATTCCAAGGGCGGCTTTTATACTCCGGTAGCTCAAGCGGTAGAGCAGCGGTCTCCAAAACCGCATGTTGCAGGTTCGAGCCCTGCCGGGAGTGCTTGCGTGCCCTAGAGCGGGCCGCGCAATAGCGGGGCATCTGGCCGCGAAAGTTCCGGATGCAGCAGCACCCGCCGTTTGACGCATGTCCAACGAACTGAATGCACGGGTGCTGCTTATTTTGATACTCTGACCGTTCGGATCTTCCGGGCGGTTTTTCTTTTACACGAAAGGGAATGCCATGATTCTGCCGATGGAAAACACCGAAAAGATGATTTTTCCGGGCGTGGGCAAGTATGGCATCCCCGCAATCAAGCCGGAAACGGACATCCGCATTGACAAGCTGGAATGGATCCCTTTCAACTACGCCCTGTCTGCCAAAGACAGAGCAAGCAAAGGCGTCCATTTTTATTGTGATGATTACCAGTTTGAGCGCGTATGGCGCAATCCTGACAAGTATGTACCGCTTTTGCAGCAGTTCGGGGCGGTGCTTTCCCTGATTTTTCCATGTTCCGAGACCACCCGGAAGCGGTGCAGATTTGGAGCGCCTATAAACGGCACTGGTTGGCTGCTTACTGGCAGATGCATTGCATCAAAGTCATTCCCACCATCGAATGGGTCTGGCCGGAAAGCTACGAGTGGTGTTTTGACGGAGAGCCGCGAAACTCCATCATCTCCATTTCGTCCGTTGGGCTGATGAATGAGCGCTTGGCTACAACCCTTTTTACAATGGGGTGCAAGGAAGCTATGCGGCGCTTGAATCCTACGCAAGTTCTCTGGTATGGCAAACCTTTACCGGGAATGGACTTTAACGCAACAATAATCAAGCCGCAGTATGCGGAAGTGAGAGAGAGGTGTCACGATGAGCGGCGGTGGTAGAGCATCCGGCAGAGCCGGGGGCAGCTCCGTGAGAGCGGGCGGCGGAAATGCAAATGAACATGAGTTTGAATCTTTTGTGAATGGGAAATGGGTGACGGATTACAGCAAAATCGCGGCAGCAGAGGCGAAGAAAGCCGCCGTTGTTGTGGATAGTTCCAGATACAAGAAAACGCATAACGACGTTGTATCTTTCGTAAAAGAGCAAGCTGGCGTTGACCTCAACAAATATCGAAGTGGCGATGGTTCTTCTCCGTCTCATACCACATATTGGGACAAGGGCGGCCCGAAAGTTGCTTTTGACCTAAAGGGCATGACTTCGAGTGACCGTACAAAGTTGATGCAGCTGGCACAAAAGCCGTTTGGCGTGACGGTCGAACAGGGCGGCGCATGGATTGGCTTTGTTTCGAGAAAAAAGAAGAAAAAGTGAACCATGAAATTTAACTACGGCATCAAAGATTCAGGAAGGTGGTGGCGGTGGCCTACAGCAAAAACAAAAGGATAGGCAGACCGCCCGTCTTTGAGAGCAAAGAAGAACTTGAGAAAAAAATCGAAGAGTTCTTCAAAAGCTGTGAAGGGACCGTCCTAGAAGACGAAGCCGGAAAGCCTATTTTAGACAAATACGGGAACGTGATAAAAATCGACGAACGCCCAGAAACAGTCACTGGCTTGGCTTTAGCATTGGGGTTTAAGTCTCGGCAATCTTTAATCGACTATCAAGGCAAGCCTGAGTTTTCTGACACGATAACGCGCGCGAAGCTTCGATGCGAGAGATACGCCGAAGAACGGCTCTATGATCGCGACGGAAACGGCGGCGCAAGATTCAGCCTGCAGGTTAATTTTGGTTGGAACGATAAGCCGAAAGAAGCAGAGCAGGAAGAGCATCGCGATGATGGTTTGATAAAGGCATTGAACGCCGCCGCAGACCTCAGCCCGCCGGATGACGTGGAGATGCTGCCGGAGGAAGAGGACGACCATGCGGAAAAGTAACGGATTTCGCTGGAAAGCCCTCAGCCAGCGGCAAAAGCAGGTCCTGAGCTGGTGGACGCCGCAGAGCGCATACAGCGGCTACAACGGCATCATTGCCGATGGCGCTATCAGATCTGGCAAGACCTTTGCCATGAGCTTCTCTTTCGTTCAGTGGGCCATGACCTGCTACAGCGGCCAGCAGTTTGCCATGTGCGGCAAGACCATTGCCAGCTTCCGGCGCAACGTGCTGGGCACACTCAAGCAGCAGCTTGCAGCCCGTGGCTACAACGTCAAGGAACACCGGGCAGAAAACTGTATGACCGTCAGCAAGGGCGGAAAAGCCAACGAATTTTACTTTTTTGGCGGCAAGGATGAGAGCAGTCAAGACCTGATCCAGGGCATCACCCTCGCCGGGGCGTTCTTTGACGAGGTAGCCCTGATGCCCCAGAGCTTCGTCAACCAGGCCACGGCCCGATGCTCTGTCACCGGGTCAAAATTCTGGTTCAACTGCAACCCGGGAAGCCCGCAGCATTGGTTTTATCTGGAGTGGGTGCGGAAATGCCGTTCCCGCGAGATGATGTATCTCCATTTTACGATGGACGACAACCTGTCACTTTCCGAGGACATCAAGGCCAGATACCGCAGCCAGTACAGCGGCGTTTTCTATCAGCGCTACATTCTGGGCCTGTGGACCGTGGCGGAGGGCCTTGTGTATGACATGTTCGACCGCAAAAAGCACGTTGTTGATGTGCTGCCGGCGCTGTCTCCAAAGAGCGCCTATGTGGCGTGCGACTTTGGCACCCAGAACGCAACGGTTTTTTTGCTGTTTCAGAAGCAGGCAGATGCAGACTGCTGGATCGTCACCCGGGAGTACTACTACAGCGGCCGCGAACAGAAGCGGCAAAAGACCGTGGGCGAGTACGTAACAGACCTCAAGGCGTGGCTGAACGGACTCAAGCCGGAGAGGATCATCGTTGACCCATCTGCCCTGCCCCTGATTACAGAGCTGCGCAAGAACGGATTTACCCAGACCCCCGCAAACAACGACGTTCTGAGCGGCATTCTGGACGTGCAGACCATGCTGCAGACCGGGCGGCTGAAGATCTACAAAGACTGCAAGCACACGCTGGAAGAGTTCGGCGTGTACGCTTGGGATCCAGATAAAGACGACACCGTGCTGAAGGTCAACGACCACTGCATGGACGCTATCCGCTATTTCGTGCGCACAAAGCGCCTTGTGAAACTGAGGGATTGATTTTGAGCACTGTATACACATTCCAGACCTTCCAGCAGGCGCAAGCCGCCGGGGAGCAACCTGATTTCATCCGGCACTTCGTGCAGCAGCACTGTACTTCCGGGCCGTACAAGATGGCGCTGGACGCTGACCTGTACGATGCCCAGAAAAACCCGGGGGCTGAACGCTTCTCGCAGACTTACGCTTTGATGCTGAAACGCCTATCCAAAAACACCAGGCAGGACACCCCACGCCCCGATATGGTCAAGAGCAATCTTTTCCGGCGGCTCAACAAGCAGCGGGCGACCTACTCCCTCGGCAACGGCGTGGTCTTTGCGGACGATGGCGTGGACAAGGACAGGCTGGGGCAAAACTTTGACGAGCAGATCCAGAAGGCCGGATATTTCGCCCTGATCCACGGCGAGAGCTTTGGATTCTGGAACAACGACCATCTGGTGGTTTTCAAGCTGACCGAGTTCGCGCCCCTGTACGATGAAAAGACAGGCCTTTTGCAGGCGGGTGTGCGCTTCTGGCGGCTGAACCCGGACACGGATATGCACTATATCCTGTACGAGCTGGACGGCTTTACCGAGTACACGGAAAGCAAAATCGGCAGCACGATGCAGGAGACCGTAAAAAAGCAGGCATACAAGAGCGTGACCGTCACAACCCCCGGCGGCGGGCTGGAAAGCGTGGAGGGCGAAAACTACAGCGCTCTTCCCATTGTGCCGCTGTGGGGCTCCGACCTGCACCAGAGCACCCTTGTGGGGCTGAAAGCCTACATCGACAACACCGATCTGGTGATGTCCGGTTTCTGCAATGACCTGCAGGACTGTGCACAGATTTACTGGCTGTGCGAGAACTTCAACGGCATGACCGATGACGAGCTGCAGGAGTTCCTTGTCAAGCTGAATCTGTACCACATTGCGGGCGCAGACACCAGCGAGGGCGGCAAGATCACCCCCTACACCACCGAGATTCCCGTGACGGCCCGGCAAACACTGCTGGAACTGCTCCACACCCGGGTGTATGAGGACTTCGGCGGTCTGGATGTGCACTGTGTCAGCGCGGACAGCACCAACGACCATCTGGATGCAGCCTATGAACCGCTGAACCAGAACGCGGACGACTTCGAGGCGCAGGTCAAGCCGTTCATCCGGCAGATCTGCGCACTGGCTGGATTTGACAACGCGATGCCGACATTCAACCGCAGCAAGATCACCAACACGGCCGAGCAGGTCAGCATGGTGATTTCTGAGGCACCCATCATCGGGCAGGACATGGCCATTGACCTGCTGCCCAACCTGACCCCGGAACAAAAGGAGCAGGCCAAGGCCGCGCTGATGGCAGAGAGCGCAACACGGGAGACCGTGGACGACAAGGAGGATGAAGACGATGGCGAATCTTAAAATCCCGATGGATTGGCAAATCGAAATCGAGCTTTCAGAAGAAGCAAAAGATATTCTTCTGCGCTTTATTTCTGCTGTTGAACGTTTGGAAGATCGTGACGCAAGCAAAAACTTTAAAATCGAAGTCAACGAAACAGCTATTCGGAAAGCGTGTGAAGAAGCTTTCAAGCCATTGCCTGACACAATCGATGACGTATGACAAACGACCGTGACCGCATCTCTACCCGCCAACTGAACCGCCTGCGCCGCCGTATCCTCCGGGTGTACGGCACTGCCCGCCGGGAGATGCAGGAGCAGCTGACCGAGTTCCTGGCAAAGTACAAAGCGCTGGACGAGCGCAAGCGGTCGCAACTGGACGCAGGCGAGATCACCGAAGAGGATTACCGAATCTGGTTGCAAAATCAGGTCTTTCAGTCCGATTTGATGCGCAAGAAGCTGGACGGCATCACGCAGACCTGTACCACAGCCCAAGAGACGGCCTACAAGCTGGCCCGGGACGAGCAATACAATATCTTTTCCTTCGGCGCAAACTGGGCTTTCTACGAGCTGGAACAGGCCGCAGGCGTGACGTTCGGGCTGACCCTTTACAACACCGAAGCGGTCAAGCTGCTGCTGAAAGAGAACCCCCGCATGGTGCCCAACAAGCGCATCAAGAGCGAGAGCAACCGCACATATGATGCCCGGGTGTTCAATCGCTACGTCATGCAGGGCATCGTGCAGGGCAAGAGCGTACACGACATCGCCGTGCAGGCCGTCAACGGCATGGCTGATACAGAGATCTACTGGGCCATGAACAACGCCATCACAGCCCTTACCAGTGCCCAGAACGCCGGGGCTTTGCAGCAGATGCGCAACGCCCAGACTTTGGGCATCGAGGTCAAAAAGCGGTGGAACTCCACACACGACTACCGTACCCGTGAGATGCACCGCCTGCTTGACCAGCAGACGGCGGAGCTTGACGAACCGTTCAAGGTTATGGGCTACGAGATTCAGCGCCCCGGCGACCCCAACGCAGCGCCGGAGATGGTCTACCACTGCCGCTGTGTGCTGTCCTCTGCTCTGGGCAAATATTTCCGACAGAACGCCATGCGGCGGGACAATGTGACCAAAGAGACCACCCCCGTTATGGATTACACCGAGTGGTATAAATCCAAGGGCGGCACAGAAGCTGAACAAATGTGGTGGGCAGAAGAGCGCAAGAGAAAGAAGGAGGCCAACGATGGCAGCAGGTGAGACTTACGAAGAGTTCGTGGAGAAGTTCAAGCCGAAAAAGACCACGGACGACTGCTATACACCGCCCAGCGTGTACGCTGTCATCAAGGACTGGGCCTGCAAGGAGTACGGCATCGACCCGGCCAAAATTGTGCGCCCGTTTTACCCCGGCGGCGATTACGAGACCTTCGATTATCCGGAGGACGCTGTGGTGCTGGACAACCCACCGTTTTCAATCCTGTCCCGAATCTGCGGATTCTATCTCGATCGTGGAATTCCGTTCTTCCTATTCGCTCCATCACTGACGGCCTTTTCCGGAAGAACAAATACCATGCGAATGAACCACATTATTTGCAATTGCGATATCGTGTATGAAAACGGTGCAATTGTAAGGACGAGTTTTGTGACAAGCTACGGCGGGGACGTTGTGGCCCAGACCGAACCAAGGCTGACAAAGCTTGTAAATGAAGAGACAAAACGGCTGCAGAGAACGAAAACGGCACAACTCCCAAAGTATGCATACCCAGACCACATTGTGACGGCCGCATTGCTTCAACGATACAGCAAGTACGGCGTGGATTTCAAAGTCCGCAAAAAGGACTGCGCCCCAATTTTTTCTCTGGACGCACAGCGCTCTACCAGGAAAGCCATATTTGGCGGCGGCCTGCTGCTGTCTGATCGTGCTGCGGCTGAGAGGGCTGCGGCTGAGAGGGCTGCGGCTGAGAGGGCTGCGGCTGAGAGGGCTGCGGCTGAGAGGGCTGCGGCTGAGAGGGCTGCGGCTGAGAGGGCTGCGGCTGAGAGGGCTGCGGCCACAAAATGGGAATTGTCCGCTCGGGAGCGTGCCATTGTGGAGTATCTGAACAGCCATGAACTTTAACTACGACATCAAATTCACCGACAACACCCCGCAGCTGCATGAAGCTCTGGACTCATGGGCAGAGCGGGTGCTGACCATCTGGGGCATGAAGGTGCAGGACTACGCCCAGCTGCTTGTGCCTACCGGCACGGCAGACAGCACGGGCATTGAGGGCTACGTGGGCGGCGCGCTCAAGCAGAGCCTGACCTTTGCCCTCGACCTCGCAAAAAAAACCGTCACCATCGGCAGCAATCTGTTTTACAGCGTGTATGTGGAGCTGGGCACGGGCGTCTTTGCCGAGAAGGGCAACGGACGCAAAACGCCGTGGGTCTGGAAAGACTTCAACGGCAAATGGCACTTTACCCGGGGCATGGCTCCCCGTCCGTTCCTCCGCCCGGCGGTGGAGGAGCACATTGACGAGCTGCGAGAGATCGCGGTAGAGGAAGGAAACAAGAAGGCGTAAACATGAGCAGAATCGAAGAACTGGAAAGCGAGCGTGAAAACTTGCATTTGGAACAGCTCAAGCTCCAAAACAAAGCAAAAATTTGCGAAGTTCGGCAACTTGAAATTTCCAACGAAATCCGAGAGCTGAAAATTGAGGATGATAAGGAAGCAAATACACGGCTTTGCTTTGAAATTGACGATACAAGAATCAAACTTCAGAAACTTTGTGATAAAGTTCTTGGCGAAGCAAACGTACATGTTCATGTGACACTCATCCCGTTAAAAAACAACCTCAAATTTCAAAATTACGAATTTGACTAAAAACTTAATATTCAGCGGTTGGCGCACAGCGTCAGCCGCTTTTTTATGCCGTTTTAGCTCAGTCTGGCAGAGCACCGGACTTTTAATCCGGGGGCCGTGGGTTCAATCCCCACAAGCGGCACCACACCGGCAGCACGTCCGGCAAATAAACCTTATTGCCAAGCATGGCAGCCCGAGCAAGGGCAGAAAGGACTATCACATGGCACTCGAACGCAAGACTCTCCGGGCGATTCTGGAAGATGAAACGACCGACACCAGCGGCAAGCTCAAGAAAATTCTGGACGTGCTGCATGAGGAAACGGACACTTTGCAGAACCAGCTCGATGAGAAGAACGCAGCCCTCGCCAAAGCCGAGAAAGACCGCGATGCAGCCAACGGCGGCAAGGAAGCCGCTGAAAAGGCGCTGACCGACTACAAAGCCCAGCAGACCCAGAAGGACACCCACGCAGCCAAGGAAGCCAAGTTCCGGGAGCTGCTGAAGTCCGCCGGGGTGCTGGAAAAGTATGCAGATCGGGTCGTGCGGCTGTCCGGCGAGGACATCGACAAGCTGGAGCTGGACGAAAAGGGAGAGGTCAAGGACGCCAAGAAGCACGCCGACAGCCTGAAAGCTGATTGGAGTGACTTCGTAGGCACTACGACCACAACCGGCGCAAAGGTGGACACCCCGCCCACCAATACCGGCTCCAAAATGACCAAAGAGCAAATTTTTGCAATCAAGGACGCTGGCGAGCGCCAGGCGGCCATTGCGGCAAATGTCGACCTGTTTACAGGCGGCGGAAAGGAATAACATATGGCAGCAAAAGAAAATATCACCATGACCACCGATATCACCGTAGCCGCGCGTGAAATCGACTTTGTGACCCGTTTCCAGCGCAACTGGGACCATCTGCGCACCATTCTGGGCATCATGCGCCCTATCCGGATGCAGCCTGGCACCGTGCTCAAAAGCAAGTATGCACAGGGCACCCTGCAGAGCGGCACCGTGGGCGAGGGCGAAGAGATCCCGTTCAGCAAGTACACCGTCAAGGAGAAGGAGTACGGCAAGATCACCATCGACAAGTACGGCAAGTCTGTCACCCTTGAGGCGATCCAGAATTACGGCTACGATGTCGCCGTGCAGAAGACCGATGATGAGTTCCTGTACGACCTGACCGCTCTGGTAACGGATAAGTTCTACAAGTTCCTGAACACCGGCACCCTGAAGGGCACTCCCAAGACCTTCCAGATGGCGCTGGCACATGCCAAGGGCGCGGTCGAGAACAAGTTCAAGACCATGCATCGCACCGTGACCGGCGTTGTTGGCTTTGTCAACGTGATGGACGTGTACGACTATCTGGGCAATGCCAATATCACCGTGCAGAACCAGTTCGGCTTCCAGTACATCAAGGACTTCATGGGCTACAACACCATCTTCCTGCTGTCCGACGGTGAGATCGCGAAGGGAAAGGTTATTGCCACCCCGGTAGACAACATCGTCATGTACTATGTGGATCCTGCGGATAGCGAGTTTGCCCGCGCAGGTCTGGTCTACCGGACCGCAGGCGAGGCAAGCAACCTCATCGGCTTCCACACTCAGGCAAACTACAGCACCGCAACCTCCGAGAGCTACGCCATTATGGGCGTGACCCTGTTTGCTGAGTATCTGGACGGTATCGCTGTCGAGACCATTACCCCGGGCGAGTGATCGCCCCTTTGTAAGGAGGACGCCCCATGACTGTACCGGAGCTGTGCGTCTACACGCACAATTTTTTTGACCGGGCGGACGACCCCGTTGCCGGGGAGTTCGCCTTTGAGCCGGACACCGTGCCCGCCGGGGTAGTGCCGGGGCAGTATTTTCTCGTGTGCGGATCCATCTTCAATGACGGCGTGCACAAGGCCGGGGACGGCGATCTGACCGCCGAGACCTTCACCGGGACGGTGCAGCCCATGCGCGTGCCGCCTGATTTTGTGACGCTGGCTGAAAAAATCGACGCATACGACAAGGCGCTCCCGGCCGGTGGCGTGTATGTGTCCCAGTCCTTTGCCGGGTGGTCCGGCACGATGGCTACAGGCGCGGACGGCCTGCCTGCAGACGGCAAGACCCGCTATAAATCCGAGATCAATCAGTGGAGGAAGATGTGACATGGTCAACGCATTCACTGCATCCACCGTGATGCAGAGCTTTACCCAAAAATACCGTTTTCAGACCCGCAGCTATGAGCCGGACGGCGTGGGCGGCTTTGTGTCCGGATGGCAGGACGGCCCCGAGTTTGAGGCCGTGGAGCGCCACGACACCACTGTGGAAGCTCAGGTGGCGGAGCAGGCTGACACCGCTTCCACCTATACGCTGCTGGTTAACACGGGTGTGCCGCTGGCTTTCCCGGACTATATCAAGCGGGTAAGCGACGGGCAGACCTTTCAGATTACCAGCACAGCGGACGAAACCAAGGCCCCGCCGGAATCCGGCATGGGGCTGCGAGCCGTCAAGTGCAAAAAGGCGGTGCTGCCGTAATGGGCCCGTCTGAAAGCATCAACCGGGCGCTGAACGCCTTTTTTAACGGCTTCGGCATCCCGGGCTATCTGGAAGATAACATCCCTCCTGCCGTTTCGCTGCCCTATTTGACCTACAAGCCCACCATTCCCGGCGGGTGGAACGAGTCGGCATCCTTCCACGCCCGGCTGTGGTACCCCAGCAAGGGCGGCAGAGCCCCCATCCTGCAAACCGAAGATACGATCAGCGCGGCCCTCGAGGACAGCACAACGCTTTCCTGCGAGGGCGGCGCTATTCTTTTGCAAAAAGGCACCCCGTGGGCACAGCCCCTCGACAACCCGCCTGAAGGGTATCTGTGCGAATATCTCAATTTTGAAATCACGCAATTTTGCGAGTAAGGAGCAATATGGGAAGAAAATTTTCCAAAATTTCGCAGGAAGCGTTCAAGTCCATGCAGTTCAATTCCGGAATCGTGGTCAACAAGTTTGACGTGACCGGAACGACCGAAGTGCAGGATACAGACATCATCACCGCCACCACCGGCGGCATCACCGCGACCTGCAAGGCAAACTTCACCGATCTGGGCGCGGACGTGGACAACGCCCAGAAGAACACCGCAGAGCTGATGCAGATCGAGGACTACGACTGCACGCTGGCCTTTACGGCCCTGAACGCAACCACTGACGTTATCAAGCTGGCCCTTGGTGCAGCCGATGTGGCAGAAAAGAAGGTCACGCCCCGCATGACACTGGACCCCACTGAAAGCACCGGCGATTTTAAGGACATCTGGTGGGTCGGTGACACCATCGACGGTGGCTTTGTGGCCGTCAGGCTGATGAATGCACTCTCCACCGGCGGTTTGACCCTGAAGACGACCGACAAGGGAAAGGGCAACATTGCAGTCACCCTGACCGGCTGCCCCCGTCTTGGCAGCGATACCGTGCCTATGGAGTGGTACTACAGCCCCAAGGCCGCAGCATAAGGAGGACGCCGCATGAAATTTTTGACAGAGCTGCCCGATGAAGAGTTTCTGCGCCACTGCTGGCAGATCGCCGATGTGGCAGAGGAGGTTTTGGAAAAATCCAAGATCATGGAGCTGCTCAAGGTTCTGCCGGTCCTGACCGGCGATGAAACGCCGGAGGAGCTGGAACAGAAGAAGAAGGAGCAGGCAAAAAAGAACATTCAGGCTATGGCAAAAAGCTTGCTGTTCGACAATGCCGCTGCCACCGCAAAGTTGCTTCCGCTGCTCTATGAGCCGGACGTGGATGAAAACGGGGTGGTTGAAAATATCGGCCCGTTCAAGAAGATGCGTGCGGTGAAAGAACTGTTAAACAACGATGATGTGATGGATTTTTTGCTCTGGTGTCTGCCGTTGGTGCTGGCGGGTACAGACGCCTGATTTCTTCCATCAGTCCGGACGCGCTGCGGCTGTTTGGCAGGCCGTACATTTTGCAGCACTGCCTGAACACTTTGCGACAAGAGCGCATCACACTCAGCTATCAGGCGTACATGACGGACGCTCTGGCGCACCTTATAGGCGCAGAAGAGCGGTGGTACGACATTGTGGCTGGGCTTGTGGAAAACCGCCCGCAGCCGCCGCAGCCGTCCGCTGATGAAGTGATAGCACGCATTAAAAATGGTTTGAACGGGGGTGATGAAACCTGAAACTTTTTGAATTGAGCGCCACCCTCGGGCTGGACGACAGCGCCTACCGGCAGGGCATCCAAAATGTGCAATCCGAGACAAAAAAGACCGTTTCTTCGCTGTCAGGAGAGTACAGCAAGGCCGCAAAGGCAGTAGTAGAGCTGACCAGACGTTACAACGAATCGGTGGGCAGAACCGGCAAAGCATCCTATGAGACCAAAAACCTCAAGACTATGTTGGCGCAGGCAGAAGCACAGCTCAGGGCAACCACGACCGCGCTGAAAGCTGCAAACAACGGCATGGATGGCTTTGCCAGCTCCACGGATAAAGCGTCCGGCAAGTCTCTGGCCGGTGCCATTGCGCAAGGCACGGTCATGGCGAGCGTTTTCTCGAAACTTGGCTCTGCTGCACTCAGTGCCGCAGAGGGGTTCATCTCTTCCGGCATCGAGTACAACGCCCAGATCGAGAAATACACCACCGGCTTTACCAATATGTTGGGCAGCGCGGAAGCGGCGCAGCAGGTCATGAGCCAGATCCAGGAAGACGCGGCAAAAACCCCCTTTGACGTGGCGAGCCTGACACAGGCCAACCAGTACCTGATCTCTGCTGGCGAGAACGCTTCCTATGCCCGCAATACCATCATGGCACTGGGCGATGCGGTCTCTGCGACCGGCGGCGGCAACGACGAGCTGAACCGCATGGCGCAGAACCTGCAGCAGATCGCCAACACCGGCAAGGCTACAGCGGCCGACATCAAACAGTTTGCTTATGCCGGCATCGACGTGTATGGCATTCTGGCCGACTACACAGGCAAGTCCACTGCTGAAGTGCAGAAAATGACTATCAGTTATGATCTGCTGACGCAGGCTTTGCAGGCCGCTTCCGAAGAGGGCGGGCGTTACTACAACAGTATGGACACCCAGAGCCAGACCATGAATGGCCGAGTTTCCACACTGAAGGATAACGTGAAGCAGTTGGCCGGATTGCTGACCGGCGATTTATCCAGCGGCATCGGCGTTGTAATCGGAAATCTGAATGATCTGATCGTAAAGGCGCAGGAAGCCTACAAAACGGACGGCTGGATTGGTCTCGCAGGCGCGATCACCGGCCTGACGGAACCTATCAACACGGCAAAAAACGCTTTCAAGGACTTCGCGAGCAAAGCCACCACATGGCTGGATCAGCTGAGCTACAAGCTCAACCGTTTTCTCGGAAAAGCTGCCACAGCAGACTTCGATACCTACGAAGAGTACGCGGATGCAAATAACCGGCAGAGTAACCGTAACCGTTTACGGCAGAATGCTCTAAAAGGCATTGGCATCAGCAACAAAAGCTGGTCTGAACGTCAGGCAGAGCTAGCGGCAGCCAATGGCAGCGGGGGAAGCTCTATCGTCACCACAGGCAACGGCTCTTCCGGAAGAAAAAAATCCGGCTCCAAGTCCACCACCGAAACGGTCATTTCGTCCATCTCCAGCACGGCTACCACCACCGCACAGAATGCTCTGGGTGCTGTGACTACCAGCATCCAGACCCTTACCGAAAAGGTCAAGGACAGCGCGGGCAAAATCAAAGACCGCATCACCGAGACCACAACCACGACCGGCAAGGAGATGGTGAACGGTGTCGCCACGACCTTTAAGCAGGTCGAGACCAAAGTCAACGGCACGGTCACAAAGGTCACAAAGACCTATGACGACATGTCGAAAACGCTGCTGGGCACGTTTACCAACGTCTCGGAAACCACCTTTAACGGCATCACCACAAAGGTGCAGCAGGCGGTGGAAAAGTACGCGGACGGCAGCGAGCATATCAAGAAGAACGTCACAGAGACCGGCCAGCGCATCGGCGAGAACGGCGCGGAGACCTACGAGAAGATCACCACCTACATCGACGGCGTCAAGGACAAGGTCACCGAGACCGCCACCGCGGTGGACAACAGCGTCAAGGGCGTGCAGAGCCGCATCGAGCAGTATTTGTCCGGCGCTTCCGAGGAGTCCGGCAAGGGCATTTTCGGCCTTGTGAAGAGCTTCGTCAATGACGCAAAAAATCAGGACTGGGGCGGCATCGCGCTGGATGTCACAAACCTGATCTGGGGCGAAGTGTCGCAGGGTCAGCGCGAAGTAATCTCCAAGTGGTTTGTTGACGCCATGGGCGCTGTCAACGAAGCCTATTCCGGCGGCGGTCTGAGCAATGCTTTTGATGCGGTCAAGGCCATTTTCGGCAACGGCATCACCAAGAATGCAGACGGTGTGACCATGGCAATCAAGGGCGTCACGACCGAAGTGAAATCTCTGGGCGAGATCGTCAACGGCCTTGCCGGATCCGGCGGCGTAGGCGGCGCAATCGGCTCGATCATCCAGAGCTTTTCCGGCATGGCAAGCGGCATCACGTCCGCACTGGGCGGTATCGTGTCCTTCATCGCCGCGAACCCTATCCTTGCACTGATTCTGGGCTTGGGCGCGGTCGCGGGCGGCATCGGCCTTGCCGCATGGGCAAGCAGCCGCAAGAACAAAGCTCCGGTCAGCCACTACCGCAGCCCCTTTGAGGACGCCGGCGTTTACGACAGCCTGAGCGAGTTCTCCACCCGCGCAGCCCTGCAGTACCGCGTTACCGGCCAGCAGTCCATCGTTGACCGGCAGACCAGCATTCTGGAGCGCATCGAGGGGATGCTGGACGAGCATCTTCCCGCCATCGGCACCGGTCAGGTGGTCATGGACTCCGGCGAGCTGGTGGGCGTCATCTCGCCGCGCATGGCGCAGAACGTGGACGCCCGCATCGGCGTGACCGTAACACGGAAAGCGAGGGGTGCATAATGGGCAAGCTTCTGGGCGCACAGATCGGCGATCACCACACCCTGAAGGACTGGGGATTATACCTCAAAGTCGGCAGCCCAAAGATCAGTAAGGCCGAAGTGGACGAGTACCTTGTGCAGGTGCCCGGGTCTGATACACTGCTCAACCTGACAAACGCGCTGGACGGACGGCCGCACTACAAAAAGCGCACCATCACCATGGAGCTGCTGTGCACCGCACCGAAAAAGCAGTGGCCGGCCATCTACAGCGAGCTTGCCAACGCCATCCACGGCAAGTGGCTGCAGTGCAAGTTCGACGATGACCCGAGTTTTTACTGGGAGGGGCTGTGGTCTGTGGATATGGACAAAGACCGGCTGTCCAGCACGGTCACGATCACCGGCACCTGCAGCCCCTTCAAGCGCAGCGTTTACGACGGAACGGATGACTGGCTGTGGGACGACTTCAACTTTGAGACGGACACCGTGCGCAACTACACGGATCTCCCGCTCAAGGCAAACACGGACTACACCCTCACGATCACCGGCGCGCCCCGGGCGGCCGGCATCTACTTCAAGCGCAGCGAGGACGCCGCCGACATCGCCGTCTCCCTCAACGGCTTTGAGGTGGGCATTCTGGCCAAGTCCACCGAATGGCAGTACATCGAAGGCCTGCACATGCCGGACGGCGTGGTTGGTACGCTGGTGTTCGCCGCGTCGGCCGACTGCAGCATCAGCATCAAGTATCTGGGGGCCAGCCTATGAGTTACAAAATTTATGCCGGCATCCGGACCGGTGTTGACACATGGCAGACCAAGACTTGCATCTATGACCCGGCGGACTTCTCCGAAACGAAAAAGCTCATCAGCCCCACCCTCACCCGGGAAACGGGCAAGGCCGGGAGCCTTGAGTTCACCATCCCGCTGGGCAACGTGGCGCACTCTGCGCTGCAGAAACTCCGCACTACCGTCTCGGTGGAGCAGGACGGCGAGATCATCTGGGAGGGCCGCCCCATGAGCCACGAGCAAGATTTTCTGCTCCGGCAGAAGGTCTACTGCGAGGGCGAGCTTGCCTATCTCAACGACAGCCAGCTTTCCCCGTACACCGCAAAGGGCGTGTCCATCGAAAATTTTCTCACCTTCCTGTGTGCGAACCACAACCAGCAGGTGGACATCTACAAGCGCTTCGCCTGCGGCAGCGTGAGCGCCGGAGAGCGCTATCTTGTGCCGGTGCAGGACGGCTGCTATTTCCAGCAGGGAGATTACAGCTACGATTCCGACGATAACCGCATCTACAAGTGGAACCTCATGTCCAGTACTGGAAAAACGATGGTCGGCGCCTACTATGATGACGTCAAAGGGCAATCCGGAAAGCCGGACGCGCTGAGCTGGCCGGTCGGCGAAGATCACTCCTATTCCGGCGGGTACGAGGGCGGCATCGTGCTCACCCGCACCGGGGACAACAAGTTCTCGGTGCGGCTCAATGCCGTGTATTCCTCCGACGGGCGAACTTACCGCCCAAGCGTCTCCATCCAGACGGCCACCATCGAGAGCGCCCTGTGCACGATGAACTTCGGCACGCACGCGGCCTACTCCGTCACGGCGTCCAGCCTGTCCTCCAAAATCTCCATCCGGAAAAGCGGCAGCGGCTACACCGTGACGGTCAACGGAAGCGCCGACCCGAACTTTACCGTCCGGGAGTTCCACGGCCTGTATGATTTCGGCGACGGCAAGAACTACGGCGGCACGTGGGACACCCTGCAGGATGAGCTGGTGGAAAAGTACGGCGGGTATCTGGTCGTGCGCCGCAGCAACGGCACCCGGTATCTCGACTATCTCAGCCAGATCACCGAAAAGAACCCGCAGCCCATCGCGTTCGGCACGAATCTGCTAGATCTGACCAGCTACGTCAAGGCCGAAAACATCGTCACCCGGGTCATCGCCGTGGGCCGCAAAAAGAGCGGCTTCATGTTCTGGGAGCACGTGGACACCCTCACGGCCACCGCCAACGACACGACGGCGCAAAAGCTGTTCGGCATCATCACCAAGGTGACCGTCATCGACGGCACCGAGAGCACGGCGCAGTCCCTGCAGGACGCAGCGGATGAAGAGCTGGCGAACAACCTGCGGTATCTGGACGGCATCACGGTAAAGGCCGTTGACCTGAAGGACGCTGGCATCGACATCGGCCGCATTGGCTTTTGCAGGATGACACACATCTACTCCAATCCGCACGGGGTGGATACGTGGCTGCTGTGCTCCAAGCTGGTGGAACCGCTGGATGCGCCGGACAAGAAAGAATTTACACTGGGCGTCGAGTTTTCCAGCATCAGCGACCTGCAGGCCCTGAGCGCCCGGAAAGCCGGCGACGCCTACGACCTGAGCCGGACGCTCAAGGGCTATGTATCCGCAAAGGGGTGAACCGATGGACAAAACATTTGACGAAGCCATTGCCGGCGTCCGCAAAGCGGAACGCGGCGTGGAAGTGCGCGAAGACCTTGCGCAGGGCTTCGAGTACGTGAAGCAGTACGCCGAGGAAGTGACAGGCCAGCAGCAGGCCGCCTTGCAGGCCGCTCAGACCGCCACCAGAGCAGCCAGCACCGCGACGGAAAAGGCGGCAGCAGCTGCAGAGAGCGAAAGCACGGCCAAGACTGCCTCCACCAGTGCAGCCAAAAGCGCACAGTCAGCGTCCGCAGACGCAAAGAGCGCGGGAAGCTTTGCCGCTTCTGCCAAAGCTGAAGCGGACAGGGCTGCGGCCATTGTGAGCACTGACAAGACGCTGAGCGTTGAGGGTGCTCCGGCTGACGCCAAAGCGGTGGGAGACCGGCTGACGGCCGTATACACCAAGGATGAGATCGACGCCCTGTTGGCAAACCTGAACGTCTGCCCCTTTGAGGTGGGCGACGTGCTGCACACCACCAGCTCTGTCAGCCCTGCCGCCCGCTTCGGCGGCACATGGGAAGAGATCGCCACGAACCGCGTGCTGATGGGCGCCAGCAGCAGCCACGCTGCCGGCACCACTGCAGAAGCCGGCTTGCCGAATATCACCGGTAGCACAGGCAGATTTGCAAGCACTTACGACTCTCATTCTTCTAACGCAGCAGATAGAAAGCAGGGTGCTTTAAACTATTCAGGTGAAGCCTACAACATGGGCTATTACAGCAGTTCCGGCTCGGCAGGCTATGGTTACTACATTAATTTCAATGCATCTAAATCCAACGCCATCTACGGAAAAAGCAGCACGGTACAGCCCGCCGCCTACTACGTGTACATCTGGCGGCGCATCGCCTGACAAAAGGAGGCTTTGACCCATGAAAATCATTGACGACAAGACCGGTCTGGAGATCCAGAACCCCGACCTGACACAGGGCCGGCTGCGCAGCGAGACCGAAGCCGTGGAGCACCCCGCACAGGAGGGTGTGCCGGAACTGAGCCACTACGAAACTGTGGCCGAATACCCCAACGGCGGCAAGGACGTGCGGAAGGTCATCGACCGGGAGGGTGTGCCCGCGCAGGACGCATGGACCGAGCAGGTGCCCATCCAGAGGTATATCCGCTACACCGCCGAAGAGCTGGCGGCGCAGGAAGAAGCGCGCAAAAAGGCCGAAGCCCGGGAGAAGCTGCCGGAAACGGTTGCGGCGCTGCAAAAAGAAAACGAAATGTTGAAACAGTGCTTGCTTGAAATGAGCGAGATTGTTTATGCATAAAATCACACAAAAATTTGAAAGGATGGTACTTATGATGGCAATGTTATGGGCACAGGAGATTATGTCTGCTGAGACTGTCGAGGAGGCAAAGGCTCTGTATAAGCGCTGCCCCCGCCTGCTGAAGGAGAAGGTCAAGGCACTGCTCATCAAGAGCGGCTTTGAGGAAATCGTACAGGAGGAGTAAGCGATGGAAAAGCTTTTGGAATTTCTGGTGGGGCTGTTGAAGGTGCTCTTTGGCAGGGACAGCGAAAGTCCTTCGCCGGAAACGCCAAGAGAGCCTCCCGTTGAGGAGACCGTCACCGGCTGGGAGGGCGACCTGCCATACCGGTACATTGACGTGAGCCGCTATCAGGGTGCGATCGACTGGGCGCAGGTGGCAGCGGCTGGTTACAAAGGAGCGATGCTCAAGACGGTGAGTACCAACCGAAAGCTCTCCAAGCGGGCAGACGGCCTGTACATCGACCCCACCTTTGAGGACAATTACCGCAGCGCCAAAGCTGCCGGGCTTGACGTGGGCGTCTACTACTACACCTACGCCACCAGCGAAGCAATGGCCGATGAAGAGCTTGCCCTTGTGCGGCAGGCAGTCTACGGCAAGGAGCTAACCCTTCCGGTGGCGGTGGACGTGGAGGAAAACAAACTCAAGCAGCTGTCCACGCTTGACCTGTCCAACCTTACCGCTTACGCGCTGGAACAGGTGGAGCGGATGGGTTTTTACGCCCAACTGTACACCTACACCGGTTACAAGTACGAGCTGGACATGGCTCGGCTGTCCTCTCGATGGGACGTGTGGCTTGCTGACTACACTGGCAAGACCCCGAAGGTGGATTTCAAGTACAACGCCCACCAGCACACCAGCAAGGGCAGTGTACCGGGCATCTCCGGCAACGTTGACCTCAACGTGACCACCCTCAACTACCCGAAAATCATCCGCAAGAAGGGCCTGACCCGTCTCCGGGAGGGCAAATGACCGAAAAAGAAGCTTTACTGTGGGTGCTTGGCGTTCTTGGCAGCCTGTGCGCCGCTGCCATCACGATCGACAAGGTGCTAGACATCATCCATAAGTACATCAAAAAGGCAAAAGCCCCTGACGATGCGCAGAACAAGCGGCTTGACGAAATGGACAAGCGCTTGCAAACGCTAGAAACGGGCTATGCGCAACATTCTTTGGCGCTTGGGCGCGATTTGTCCCGCTTCGGGGAAATCGACGAAGTAAACCGCCTGACGCTTGAAGCCGTTCGTTCTCTGCTGGAAGCACAGCTGACCGGAAACAACGTGCCCGCTATGCAGGCCAGCAAGGAAAAAATTGATAATTACCTCATGGAAGGAGTAACAAAACATGGAAGCAATGCTTAACTTTATCCCCACCCCTGTCGCCCTGGTGCTGATGGCCCTGGGCTTTATCTCTCTGGCCGTAGGTGCCATTCGCCTGGGCTACAAGCAGTACGTCAAGGACTGGGCGCTGGAGCTCGTGACCATCGCTGAGGACAGCATCATGGGAAGCGGTCAGGGCGCAAAGAAAAAGGCACAGGTCTTTGCCGCGCTGCGTGGCGCACTGCCGGACTGGCTGAAGCCTTTTATCACGGATGAAGTGCTTGACAGTGTGATTGAAAAGGCTGTCAGCATGATGAAAAAGGCACTGGCAGAAAAGAAGCCTACCATCAACAAGTAAAGGAGTACTATATGCCTGTACCTATGTGCGGCATTATCGCCGCTTCTGCAAACGCTATGAATCAAGCCCGTAAGCGCGAAAATGTATGCAACCTGAAAGGCGACGACGGAAAGTATTGCGAATACTGTCTTCGCGGCAAGGCCGGTGAGTGCATCGAAAAGCGGGCAGATAAGGAGTAAAGCATGATCGAGCAAAGCGTATCTCTTGCATCCAGTGGCGTCGTCAAAGTGCCGGGCTATGAGCAGCTGGTGCGCTTTGGCTACACCAAGAACCGGGGCGTGTACCGCCTTGCCGTCACCGTTTCCGGCGAGTGGGAAGGGCTGGCTATCCGCTGCTTCTGGCACGTCCCGGACGGCAAAGACCCGGCATCCTCGCTGGTGGTGGACGGCTATGTGGCCGTGCCCGCCAGCGTGACCGCACAGCCCGGCAATGGCTGCGTGACCTTTGAGGGCAGCGACGGCAGCAGGACTGTTACCAGTGCAGACCTGCACTACCGTGTCAGTGCCAACTCCGGCACGGAGGACGGCACAGAGCCGGAACCGGGCACCCCTGCATGGCAGCAGCTGGTGGATGCCGTGCACACCGATGCCGCCGCCGCAGAGCAGGCCAAGACCGATGCGCAGACCGCCGCCAGTGAAGCAGCCACCAGTGCGGGCAGTGCCAATCAGAGCGCTCAGGAAGCTGCTGACAGCTTGCAGGAGCTGAAGGGCGGCATCGCAAGCGGTGACTTCAAAGGCGAGAAAGGCGATAAAGGTGACCCCGGCCCGGCGGGTGCAGACGGCAAAGATGCCACCGTGGACACCACCCTCACCCACGAGGGCGAAGCCGCTGACGCAAAAGCCACAGGTGACGCTATCAGCGCAGTCAAGACCCGTCAGAACGTCCTTGTGGGCACGGAGACAGGCAACCCTATCGCCGTTGACGATGCTTTTGCTGCCCCGCTGTGCGGCCTGACCATATACGGCAAGAGTACGCAGGACGGCACACCCACGCCCGATGCGCCTGTACCTATCGTGAGCGCTGGTGACGGCGGAAGTTTGACGGTGACTTTAAGCGATGGAAACGGCAAAACGCAAACTCTTACCCTGCCCACTCCCACTGGCTTACCCGGCATCCCTGTCACATCTGGCGGCAGCTACACTGACAGCACAGGCCAGCAGTGGGCGTGCGACGAGGTGGACTTAGAAAGGGGCATACGGGTGCAGAGGGTTGGTAAAGGGCGAGTTAACACAAGCGATGGTTCGGTAAATGAACAGTATCGACTGGCTTTAGATGTTCCGGGAAATGAAGGAAAAGATGGTGCTTCTCCGTGCATTATAAGCATAACGCCTTACACATCGTGGACTTCCTGCGTTGCGGGTACTAAACTGTATCTTAAAAATATAACAAAACCTGAAGGTGGTTTTTATACTGCAGAAGAGCTGAGAGCCTTGGTTATTGACGTTGATTTTGTGTATCAACTCGCCACCCCCCATCGAAAACCCGCTCACCCCTGCCGAAATCGCCGCCTACAAAGCCCTCACCGCTTACGGCCCTGACACGGTGGTGCAGGCTGGTGACGGTGCGGGGGTCAAGTTGGACTACCAGCGGGACGTAAATCTCGTCGTCAAAAATCTTGAGGACGCCATTGCGTCCATGACCTAAAGGAGGACTGACTATGGCTATCAAAAGCAAAGCCCGGCATGACCTGACCTTGCGCTCCATCAAGCGAGAAGTTGCCGCAGGACGTGATGTGGCATACTGGCTGGACAAGGCGTACACCCATCTGGACAGCGGCCTGCTGACGGAGGACGACATCGCAGAGGTGGAAGCCCTTGCACAGGCGTACTACGACGCACTGGACGCGGAGGACAAGGCGAACGCTGAGGAAATCACACTGTAAGGAGGATATCATGGCAAGCACTACATATGAGCATTTTGTTGACACCAACAAAATGTACGCCGCACAAGAGCAATTTCGTGACATCACGAAAATGGTCTGCGCATGTTTTCGTGGCCTCACGAAAACATACTATCTTGGCAATGCCAACAAACTGGTGACGTTTTGTCACCAGTTTGCCGTGCTTGGCAATATGGTGCGCAACGCCGGACAGCTCCCGCAGCCTTTTTGGCTCGGTGCTACCTGTGGCGGCGGCTCGTGTAGTCTTTCCGCCAGCGTTGCAAGGGCTTAATTCAGAACAGATAAAAGCTGTGATAAAACGTGCGCCGCTTGGGAGGTATGACCGGAAAATCGCCCGGTTGCGGTACGTTGACCAGCTATGTCAAGTTGATATTGCAGCGCGTGTGCCGTATTGTCGGACATCAATCGGCAATAGGCTAAAAATTATTGATAAAATGCTGGACGAAAGGAGCTCACCGTGAACCTCGAAAATGTTCCGACCGCAAATCTTATTACAGAGCTTCGCAAACGCGAGGGCGTGGAAACGACCGCTGTTGAGCCCTATCAGGACGCAGCGTTCAGCGTCAACGGCCCTGCACTGGTTCTTGTCGTGACGGATTGATTGTGGTATAATAACATCGACAAATCCACCCGGCCTCTCGAAGAAACGCATTAGGACGGATATTTGAAAGGCTGCGGCCTTTGTAGAGAGCGGAATTGCCTGTGGGCAGTTCCGCTCTTGATTTTAGACTTTGCCGTTTTGGCGGCACAAAACCCCCGGTGTTCCGTTTGGAGCATCGGGGGATTTTTTTGCAAATAAAGCGGTAGAACTTTCTATTTTGGCATCATTTTATATAAGTATATTTATATTTTTAAGCGCTCATGCGGATTTTTCCGTGTGGGCGCTTTTCTTTTTTTGTCCTTCGTTGTACCTTCGTTGTCTCTCTCGGAGATTTAAAAAAGTACACTGGGCGCAAAGGGAGGGGGGTGCCATGTGGCACAGGTTTAACCCAAACCCGCACGGGAGCAGCGTCGGGGACTGCGTAGTCCGGGCGGTAGCTGCGGCCACCGGTCAGAGCTGGGAGCAAGCGTATATTGCGCTGGCGCTCACCGGCTACGCCCTCGGCGATATGCCCAGCGCCAACCGCACATGGGGCGCGTACCTTCAAAAGCGCGGGTTCAAGCGCCGTTTGGTGGAGGCAGACTGCACCACCTGTTACACCGTGGCAGATTTTGCCCGGGAGTACCCGCGCGGTGTGTATGTGCTGGGCTGCTCCGGCCACGTTATGACCGTCATCGACGGCGAGTGGTGGGACAGCTGGGACAGCGGCGCAGAATGCCCGATTTACTACTGGTATAAGGAGGAAAACGATGCCGATTTATAACGGATACCCGCAAGTATATTACCCGCAACAGCCGCAAGGGCAGCTTGAACAGCTCAGGGCAGCACAGTACCAGCCCGTCATGATGCCGACAATGCAGGGGCAGGCCGCACCGACTGACAGCGGCTTTATCTGGGTACAGGGCGAAGCGGCAGCCCGGGGCTATCTGGTCGCCAACGGAAGCCGGGTGCTTTTACTGGATGCTGATTCCGATACCTTCTACATCAAAGAAGTGGGGCAGGACGGCAGGCCGTTCCCGCTCCGCATCTACGACTATAAGGAACGCACCAGCGGCCCCAAAGCGTCGATTGCAGCCACGCAAGCCGCAGGCGGGGAGTATGTCACCCGCAAGGAGTTTGACGAGTTGGCGGCAAAGCTGGCGGCGTTAGAAAAGCAGGAAGCACCAGAGCCGGAAAAGGAGGGCTAAACGATGGGCAGCAGCTTGTTTAATTCGATGGGCCGACAGACCCAGAACCCCATTGGCGGGCAGTTCCAGCAGTTTATGGGCCAGATGCAGGGCAAGAACCCGCAGGAGATGATAAACCAGATGCTCACCTCCGGCCAACTCTCACAGCAGCAGCTCAACGCCATTCAGCAGCGGGCGCAGCAGATCGCGCCAATGCTCAACGGCATGAAAAATATGTTTGGATTCTAAAATGCGGCCGCATTTAGAATAAATTTCAAAATCTAACGTAAAGGAGTAAAACTATGTCTCTTTCTTCTGATAGCACGGTTCTGACCATGCCGGTACAGCCCGCCAACGGCTACAGCAACGGCCTCAACGGCTGGGGCGGCGACTGGATGGGCTGGATTGTCCTCTTCCTGATTTTCGGCATGTTCGGCTGGGGCGGCATGGGCGGCTTTGGCTGGGGCGGCGGCATGGGCATGGGCGGCGCTTCGCCTTATATGACCAGCGCCGTAACACAGGCAGACCTGCAGCGCGGCTTCGACAACCAGAGCGTCATGAACAAGCTGAACGGACTGGAAAGCGGCCTGTGTGATGGCTTCTATGCCATGAACACCGGGATGCTTCAGGGCTTCAACGGCGTGCAGCAGGGCCTGAACGGTGTCACCAACGCCATGCAGCAGGGATTCAATAGCACCAACGTTGCGCTGATGCAGGGTCAGAATGCTCTGGCTACACAGTTGGCAGACTGCTGCTGCAAGACCCAGACCGCGATCCAGGGTGTCAACTACAATCTGGCCACTCAGGAGTGCGACACCCGGAACCAGATGCAGCAGGGCTTCTGCGCAACGCAGAACACCATGAACAACAACACCCGGGACATCATCGAGAATCAGAACAGCAACACCCGCGCGGTGCTCGACTTCCTGACCAACGATAAGATCGCCACCCTGCAGAGCGAGAACAACGAGCTGCGCCGGGCTGCTTCTCAGGATCGCCAGAGCGCGTTCCTGACCACCGCGATGAACGCGCAGACCAACCAGATCATCGGGACTCTGCAGCAGAAAGCTCCCGTGCCTGCCTATCAGGTGCCTAACCCCAACGCCATTTACTATGGCTGTGGGACCGGCTGCGGCAACTGCGCATAACCGAATCACGGCAACTTTTTCCAAAATGGGAAATGTTCAGCCCCTGAGCTGATTTTGCAAACCAGAGCGCCGGGGCAGCAGTCCCGGCGTTTTTCTATGAAAGGAGCCGATAAAATGGCTGAATTTAGCAACTCCAACACCGTCATCGTGGCGGCGGGTGAAAACCTTCCCCTGACCGAGACCGCAGTGAAAGCCCCCGCCTGCATCATGCATCGTGAGGGCAGCGGCCTTGTGACACTGCGCGGCCTGACAAGCGGGCAGTGCCGGGCCCGCTTCAAGGTGAGCTTTGGTGGCAATATCGCCATTCCCGCCGGCGGAACTGTTGGTCCCATTTCCGTGGCGCTGGCTGTCGGCGGCGAGGCGCTCAATAGCGCAACCGCCATTGTCACACCTGCTGCAGTCGAAAATTACTTCAACGTTTTCGTGGCTGCGTTCATTGAGGTGCCGCGCGGCTGCTGCTTGACCGTGGCGGTTAAAAACACCAGCACGCAGGCGGTCAGCATTGCAAACAGCAACCTGATCGTTGAGCGGGTAGCATAAGAAAGGAGATAAAGTCATGCTGGATAAACTGAATCATCTGAAGGATGAGATGTGCGACGAGCTCATGGAGCTGACCGACAAAAAGAACCGCTCTCCGGGCGATGTTGAAATGATCGGTGAGATCGTGGACATCATTCTGGACATCCACCGCATCGAGGATTACTGCGAGGGCGGCGAGTACAGCCGTGCGGGCGAGTGGGAAGCTGACATGCGCGGGACTTTTGGCCACGATGCCGGGAACGGTTACAACCGGGGCAACAGCTACGCCAACCGGGGCCGTCACTATGTGCGCGGGCACTACTCCCGCACGGATGGCCGTGAGCGCATGATCTCCGACATCGAGGACATGATGCAGGAAGCCACCGGTGCAGAGCGCGATGCATACAAGCGGGCAGCTGACATCTTGCGCAACGCATAAGAAAGGGGGCGGCAGGCATGGACATTGACGAGATCAATGAGCACATCCGCAAGCTCAAGTGCGAGGAAACCAGCTGGCAGAGTGTCAACAAACTTGCCGCCCTCTGCACTGTGCGGGACGAACTGGAAGAAGCACACGCACCTGAAACGCAGACCCAGGCATTGCCACCCACGGATTACCGGGCGGCGTACTCCACGGCAGCGGAACCGCAAAGCGACTTTGTGGTGGCTGCCAGCTCTGTTCCTTTCGGCGGTCTGATGCAGGTGCTTGACGAGCACATGAAGGCAATAAAGCTGGTGTACCCGAAAGAGTATGAGCTAGTAATGCGAAAGATTGCCTCTTTGTCTGAGTGACGATGCTCAGTAGGGAACTTATCTGGGAGTTTATAAGGACTTCTCAGAATTCTTTACGTTATTTTTTCAAAAAAGGCGAAATAAAAATTCCACGGTCTACGCTCTGCTTTGAACGTTATACCGTGGGATTTTTCTTAAAATATGGAGCAGGGTACGGGACTCGAACCCGCCGCCTTCTGCTTGGGAAGCAACAAACAAAAACGGTATAACGTGCTATTTTTTATCATTGGGAGCTTTCTGGGAGCTTGTGACCTTGAACTTTTTCATTTCTTCTGCAAGATATTCGACATTGTGAGATGTGTAATAATCCGCAGTCGTGGAGAAATCCGCGTGCCCGAGGATGGCCTGCACGGCTGTCGGCTCGGCCTTTCCTTCCACAAGCCGCGTAGCCGCAGTGCGGCGCAGTGAGTGCGGTGTTATAAGCTCGCCCATGTCTTTTCGGTCTACTTTTTCGGGATCCGGATTGATTCCCAGCACGATCATCAGACGGCGAAATGAGTGCTCCACGGTATCGACATTCTTTTTCCTGCCGGTCGATGTCGGCAGTAGAAACTCGCTGCCGAGGCTGCAAAGCATCCATTCAGCCACGATCATCCGTATTGGCTCAAGGATGGGAATGACACGCTGTCGGCCTGCATCGGTTTTTTCACCGCCGATCATGTAACCTTCGTTCAGGTGCACATCATCCCGGCGCATGGAAAGCAACTCATCAATGCGCATGCCGGTGTAGGTGAGCACCATTGCAAGCTGCGCGACCTGCCGGAAGCGGTTTCCCTTGCTGTTATCATTTGCAATGGCTTTTATCTTGCCCAGCTCGTCATCCGTCAGGGTGCGTTCCTTCTTGGGCGATGGGGCAGGCAAGCGCAGGCCCTCGGCGTAATTGATCGTGATAATATCGTTCTGCATGGCCCACTTGCACAGTTGGCTGAACAGTTGCCGCTGCTTCTCGCACATGCTGCGGGACTTTCCAGCGTCCGCAAGGGCAGTTATCACGGCCTGATAATCCTCGGTTTTAAGCTCCCGCATGGGGCGTTTGTGTAATTCGAGGGCCTTCGCAAAGGCCCTTTCGTAGCTGTCTCGGCCCTTTGGACCGATGTCTTTGTAGTGCAGCTCCTTCCACTTCTCGTACACATCCCCGAAGGTATACCGCAGGCGCGCAACGCTGGTGTGCTTTGCGTTGTAGTCGTCCAGCGCAAGTACGGCTTCTGCAGAGGTCTCGAAACTGCCGATCAGCTCACCGCGACCAGATCTTGCGACCCACGACCTGACACGTCCTTCGTCTTTTTTCTGGTACACTGTGCCGCTGCCCTTTGGACGGCGGCGCTTTTTTCTTTGCTGCGGGGCGGCTTCCGGCTGTTTCTTTCCACACCACGGACAAAAAGAAGCACCATCCGGGATCTCTTTCCGGCAGCATGGCCTTACGCATTTCATGGCTTACTCCTTTTTCTGCCCGATATATCCGAAGGCGCCATTTTCGGCAGCGGCCCTTCCGGCTTTGTAGTTAATCTTCAGGTCGTCAATGGGAGGGTGCGGAGCGTCCGGGCATGGGTCTAATCCCATGCTCTGAGCAAAGTTGTATTGGTCGATGATGGTTCCGCACACGCTGACCCGGTTATTCAGCGGGCAGTGCAGGTTTGCAGCTATCTCCGATATGACAGCAGGCGGGCTGCTGCCATGACTGCCCTTCAGTATGAAGAGAAGCAGTCTTTTCGTCAGCGGTGGCAGGTTTACCACGAGACGGCGCAGCTCCGTGTTTAGCTCATCGTCCGCCTTGCCGTCATCCGGCACTTTGTACAGATCCGGGTGGATCATCTCCATGAACATAGATATGGGTGACACCCCGCACGCCGTGCACCAGTCCATGATCTCGTCACTGTCCGGGCTGGTGCATCCTTTTTCCCAGCTCTGCACGGTGCGCTCTCCTTTTTCGATGCGCCTTGCGATCTCCGCTTGGCTCAGGCCAGCAGACACCCGTGCTTTTGCAAGTGCTTTCCCGATTTGGCTCGCCGTAAAATAACTCATACTTTCACCCCCATAAAACCAGTGTGTTTTTAACAAAAAATGGCGCAGAAAAAGTCTGCGCCATTCGACAAATTTTATCCGTATTTTGTTTTCCAACGGCGCATGGTAAAATCTGGATTATAAATCGTAGACGTGCACAAAAGAAAGGAGAAACGCAAAATGGATTTTGAGCAAAGAAACGGCAAAGAAGCTGGAATGACCATCATCGACGGAATGCCCGCCAGCATCCTGACCGGCACCGACCACACCCCTGCACCCTGGGAGGAATGAGCCATGAAAGACAAAATGAAGCACTTCAGCACCTATATCCGCGCCGCTCTGGCCTGCTATGTGAGCATGACACCAGATCAGCAAGCCCTTGCTATGATGTACGCGTCCCACAAGATCGCCGCGCTTGACAAGCTGCACGCTGCCGCCGGTGAACCCGGCGGGGCTGTAGCCGCTGACCTGTTGCAAAATTTGCAACAGCCTTGCAACCGCGAATAAGCTGAAATGTCAGCGCAAATCCACGTTTTCAGTGGATTTTTCCACAGAAAACAGTGCACGAATGGGGATTGACAAATACAACCAACAGTTTTATAATATGGTTGTAAACAGGTTTACAGGCCAAGCAGCTGAGATTTCTTTGTGTTGTACTCCGCTTCCGTGATGGCCCCCATATCCAGTAGCTGCTTAAACTTCAAAAGCTCATCGGCGGCGCTGGGGGCAGCCGGAGCGGCAGCCTGTGGCTTCTCCTGGCTGACTTTGCAGTTCTTGAGAAAATCGGTCATGCCGCCGGGATAAACCGTTGTCGGCAGACTGGTTTCTCCAAGAGGGAGCGTAAAACGGATGGAAACGTTTTCTTTGCTGCGGCTGCCTTTGCGGGTCTCTGTTTTGGCGGTAGCGGCGCCCACGATCGCACCCACAGGACCGGCAACGGCTGCGCCGATCACGGCCCGGCCAATGCCGCCTTTGGTCTCTGTCACCGTCAAATCGTCTGGCGCGTCAGATTCGTAACCTGAGACTTCATCAAAGCTGTAGATCATGCGAGGGCCTTTATCACCGCCGCGGTGCCCAAAGCAAAACAGCCGGTTGGTTTTGTCAATGGACACAAAGAGCGCGTCACCATCATAGATGGAATCGGTTTCTTTGAACGCCTTCCGACGCTGTTCCAGTGTAACCCAGTAGTCCGCAAGGGCAGCTGTTGGTTGCTTTGCTGCTCGGATGCCCAATTTTGAAAAGAAAAAGTTGCTGCAGCTGGCGCAAATCAAGCCATCAACGCTTTTCTCACGGTTCAGCAGACCCAGCTTGCCGCCGCAGACCGGACAGGTATTTGCCATGATTACACCTCATCTTTTGATTTTATAAAATTCTGCATTTTGTCAAAACGCAAAACCACACAACCCATCATTGAATTTGTAATTCGTTCATCCGAAAAAGAATCTTTCCACTTTTGAATAGAGTTTGCTTTTCCCTTTTGAGTTTTCAAAGTCAGGAGTTTTTCCAGCTGCTTGATATAAGAATTTTCGACAACAATCTCAAAAAGGTCAACGAGAGAAAATTTCATCATGTTATAAAGCTCAGTAGGGCTAAAATCAAATTTGAACCCCATCCTCTCATACTTCTTGAGCTCATTGAGCGTATCAAGAATCATATCATATCTTGAAAACAGAATATCGATATCTGAAGTTCTCTCTATCACTAAAAAAGAGTCCAAAACCTTCCGTATCCGTTCCGGTATTGTTTCTTCCGGGAAATCCACAAATTCCTCCCCGGTGTCAGGGTCGATTAAAACAACGGGCTCTGGTGATTTGCTCCACTTAGCGTTCGGGCGCACAAAATGCAACGACTCTTGGACTTCGGGATCATCTTTTTTCTTGAAGACCGCATTGATAACCCGCGTGATATTTTTCCGAAATCCAACATTCCATATCACGGGAACCACCTCACACATATTAAATTTTACATCACATAGGAGGCATCAGAATGAACACCACAGACCGACAAAGCTACATTGACGCAATCACCAAACTGCTAAAGAAGGCAGATCCGCACAAGCTGCGCCTGATCTGGGTGTATGCCAGCAGGCTGATAAAATAAATCAAGGTAGCAAAAGAAGGGGAACCCTTACGGGTTTCCCTCTTTTTTTTGCAGCTTTTCAGCCATACGCTCCAAAAGCTTCCAGTCCTCGGGCTCCAGCTCTGCCAGCATCTCCACAAACCGACGTTTGAAATCGTCGCCCTCATTTTCGGTGATGTCACCGAGAAAGGCGGCAATTTTTTCTGATCGGGTGATCTGGTTGAACATCTCCCCTTCGCCTGTCCGCAGCCACGTCTCATTGACGTTAAACTCGCGACAGATGTCGGAGATCGTTCGGTCGCTGGGAGCCTTCCGGCCTGAACAAAGCTCAGAAACGAAGGGCTGAGAAACACCAAGACGGTTGGCAAAGTCAACCTTCTTGATATTAAGCGCTGCAATGATTTGCTCGATTCGAGTGTTCATTGGCGACGCCTCCTTGCACCTTTATTATACAGCAAGCACAAAGCTGTGTCAATAGAAAAAATTAGCTGAGCGAAGAAAAAAGTGTTGACATGATAGCTTGGCTATGCTATAATATAGCCAAGCTAAGAAGCACAAGCAAACAGGAGGACAAAAACATGTCTAAATCTATTGTCGTCGACCGCGTGAAGGTTATCGCAGAAATGGCACGTCAAAATCTGACCTGCGAAGAGCTGGCGCAGAAAGCCGGTGTAGGCCGCAGCTCTGGGCGTGACCGTGGAGTATTTAACCGTGGAGCATTTAGAGAGAAAAAGAGCCGTAAAGCGATACAAGGTGTATGTCTACAACACGGCTGATAGGTTCTGGGACTGCTACGAGGTCCTTGCCGAGGACCCGGTGGACGCCCGGAATGTAACCGTGCAGCGGCTGGTCGACGAGACCGGGCACGGTCTGGACATCTACGAGCTGGCCGATGTGTGCGAAGTCAAAGAGTAAGGGAGGGCTGAACGATGCTTATCAATATTAAGTATCTTGGCACAGACGGTCAGGTTTACATTGCTACGGCAGAGGTCTATGAATCCTCGGAAGCCAAAGCGTTTGCACAGGCGGTTCTGGACTTTGAAGCGTCTTTTGCAGGAGTCGCACACATTTTGAGTGTGAAGAACGTGACGCTTGGTGCAGACCGTAATTGAGCGATTATCCCGCCTGATGATGACCCTGTGGCAAGGGTCGAAACCACCCGGCAGCCAGCCGGGCAAGGTCGTGGGTGCCAACCACAGAAGGAGTTGATTTTATGGCAAAGGCAAAGAAGAACCACACCGATCTGGCTGCAGAGCGGTACAGCATCCCCATTGACGGGGCCCACGCTGCGGACGCTTTGGTCAACGAGCTGTTTGACTCGCTGGACCCCCGGGACAAGCAGACCCTGCTCTGGATGGGAATGGGCATGGCTGCGGTGCGCAAGAACGACCGCCAGAGCGAGAACAACGGCGTGGCGTGATGGGAGGAAAGGACATGGACAAAAACATGATGTGCCGTGGCAAGCAGTACGAGGTGGGCAAGACCTACCATGAGGACAAAGCTGACTGCTGCCACGCTGGTATGCACGCCTGCGAGAACCCGCTGGATGTGCTGCACTACTACCCGTTGAAGGATAGCCCGCGCTTTTTTGAGGTCGAGTGCGGCGGGAACGTGGATAAAAGCAGAAAGGACAGTAAGCTGGCCTGCACTGAGCTGACGGTGAAAGGTGGGGTGAATTTTGCATGGCTGGTAAAAGCTACGGTGAATGCCGTTTTTAATCGGGTGAAGGGCAAAGAACCTTTTTCGAGCGGCGATTACAGTACGGCTGGTTCGAGCGGCTATTCCAGTACGGCTGGTTCGAGCGGCGATTCCAGTACGGCTGGTTCGAGCGGCGATTACAGTACGGCTGGTTCGAGCGGCTATTACAGTACGGCTGGTTCGAGCGGCAATTACAGTACGGCGGCAGCCACTGGGGCTTATTGCAGCGCAAAAGCAGACGGAAAAGATAGCATTGCCGTTGTAAACGGTGCTTGCGGTAAGGCGTGCGGCGCACTGGGCTGCTATCTGGTGCTGACTGAGTACGACGATGACGGCCACATGATCTGTGCCAAAATGGCCCGAGTGGACGGTTCTGCCATCAGAGAAAACGTTTACTATACCCTCAAAAATGGCGAGTTTGTGGAGGTCAAGCCGTGAAGAAGCACTACAACAAGCGCTGGCTTGAACAGCGCTGGGATGCAAGGCAGCCGGAACGGTTGGAGCACATCCGGCTGAAACGGCAGCTGAGAATAGAAAAGGAGGGGTGTTGCAGTGAAACCGAGCATCGGGATCGCAGAGTGCTGCCAGATCATGCGTGATAACAACATTTCGGTGAGCGAGCCGATCTTTACCGGTATGATTCAGGCCGGCAGCTTCCCGGCATGGGCGGTGCCATCCATTGACACCAAGAGTGCGGCTCCGCTGATCTCCCGTGCCGGATTTATGGCGTGGGTGAAGGATTTTTACAAGCTCGAAAAGGTTTATACAAAGGAGAATCCCAAATGAAGATCAAATCCACTGTTTTGCACATCCTGGCCGCTGGCTGCGGCTGCTTGGGCCTGCTGTACGGCATGGGGCTGGAGGGCAACGCACAGGTGGGCGGCACCATTTCTGACGGCCAGTTTGTTACTGCCATGGTGCTGATCCTGGCAGCCCCGGCCCTGATGCAGCTGGGCTTTGCGGCCCAGGACGCCGAGGCAAAGGCTGCCAAGCGGCCCTACGGCAAGATCCGGCGCAATCACGCCCGCAATGCGGAGTACCCGCAGGATCAGGAGCGCGGTGCATGATGACAGCGAAAGAATACGTTGAGGACAAAGTCAAATCCTACACGCGGCTTGCAGAGCGCTGCAGGCGAGAGGCCGAAGCATCAGATGACATTGTTGTCAGAGCCGAATACCACGCACGGGCAAACGTCTGGGAGATGTGCGCCGAAGAAATGGACAACGTGCGGGAGATGCTGCAAGAGGAGTCCGGGGAGATCACGTATGCCTGACACTGTCCACCATGTCATGTGGTACACCGTGTATGACGCAAAAAAGAGCCTGCCCGTTCGCCAACACGGACAAGCCAAAAGGGTGATGAGTTTCGCCGCCCATCACCACAAAAATAGCACAAAACAGGAGGTTTTACAAGTGGCGCTTATGCAGATCTATGACGGGCTTGAAAACCCGCCGAAACTTTTAGAGAGATACTCTGCGCAGACAGTGGGAGAGCTTGTCCGACAGGCGGATGCGTTGTCCGAAAAGGAACACGCGCAAGGTTATCCCCGCAATACCTACATCGTATATAACGACGATGGTGAGAGAGTTTATCAGAGGTGGTGAATATTTATGCAAGAAGAATTGACCGTCCGGGTGGAGCACCCGGAACTGCCCGCGATCCGGTGGAATGAAGCTGAGGTGCAGCAGAACCTGACCGAGATGCAGGCCGCATCCCCGTCCGTTCCCGTTGAGATCACCGGTGCTGACGGTCAGCACTTCACTGTGAGTTTTGGAGACGTGCGCAACTTCATCTGCCCCAAGGCCACCGATGCTGAATGCAAAATCTTTCTGGAGACCTGCAAACAGTACCACCTGAACCCTTTCACTAAAGAAGCCTACCTGATCCACTACGATAACAAAAATGACGACACCGCAAGCACCATTGTGCTGGGCAAGAACTGCTACATGCAGATGGCCGAGCGCAACCCAAACTTTGACGGCTTTGAAGCTGGCGTGATCGTCCTGACCGCAGATGGCCAGCTGCTGAACCGTGAGGGCTCCATTGTCTATGATGGAGACGGCAGCGAGACCCTTATCGGCGGTGAGACCCTTCTCGGCGGCTGGGCAAAGGTCTATCGTAAGGACCGCACCCGCGCCAGCTACGAGGAAGTCAAGCTCAGTGAATACGACACCGGAAAGTCTCTTTGAAACGGCAAAAAGGCTACCATGATCCGCAAGGTGGCTTTGGTGCACGCCCTGCGCGAAGCATTTCCTTCTACTTTCGGCGCTCTGTACGATGAGAGCGAGGTGCGTGTGGACGCTGAAAGCACCGCCCGCGAGGTGCCGACTGAAGAACTGCCGGTGCTGGATCCTTACGCAGGTTCCCACCGTCACCGCAAGACGGCAGGCACGCTGATCCCGGCTCCGGAAGCGCCTGCGGAAGACCAGCCAGCCGATGATCCGTTTGGCGGTGATGATGCATGATCGTCCAGACCAAGAACGGCATCATGCTGCACGGCGAGATTGCCAAAGACCCGGTGCTCCGGGATGCCGGGCAGAAGCGGGTGCTGAAGTTTGACCTGAAAGCCAGCCGCACACAGGATGAATCCGGCAAATGGCAGAGCTTCTTTGTGGGCGTGAACCTCTGGCACGGCATTGACCAGTGGGATGGGATGCTGCAGAAAGGCGATCAGGTCACGGTTTTTGCTCAAAAGCTGAAAGAGCGGGAGTATAACGGCAAGATCTATTACGACGTGGATGCGGATGATGTTCAGCCCGGCGGGCTGGTGACATTCCGCTGGCTGCAGCAGATGATCGACCTGATGGCACAGCCCGGCCCTCCGCCGGAACCTGCAGAACCGGCAGATCTGCAGGGTGCGCAGATGTACCCCGGTGAAGCGCTTGCGGATTACGCACCGCACAGCACCAGCGCTCCGGAAGCAGCCCCTTCTGCTGAGTATGACCCCATCAACGATGATGCCGAAGACCTTCCGTTCTGATCTTGCGAGCTGTGCTACCTGGCTATACGGGCGTGCAAAGGAGGTGAGCAAGTGGCAAAAGAAGAAAAAAAGTCGTTTGTTGTGTATCTGGATTGGTTCGACGCGCTGGAAGAGTACACGGATGCCGAAGTCGGACAGCTGATGCGAGCTTTGGCGAAACACGTCCGCACTGGTGAGAATCCAACGTTTTCCGACCGTGGAATGCGTGGGAACTTCCGTTTCATGTGCAATGGAGTGGATTCAGCTACGGAAAAGTACGAGAACGTCAAGCAAAAGCGCCGGGAAGCCGGAAAAGCCCGTGCTGCTCAAATGAAAGCAAGCCCAGCAAATGCTAGCACATGCTACCAAGTGCAAGCAAGTGGTAACTATAATGATACGGTTACTGGAACTGGAACTGGAACTGTTACTGGAACTGGAACTGTTACTGGAACTGGAACTGTTA